AACAATCTATACCAGCAATAAATTCTTCATCATCAAAATAATTACCAGCATATTGAACTGTATCCTTCCCTTGAATCCATTTTTTTGTTTGTTTTCTTTTTAATCGAACAAGTTCTTTAATCTTACGATCAATTTCATCACCAGATAAATTCACATCAATCATATTAACCTCTATGTTTTAGAATGTTATAAGTATCAATTATACCCTGTTGTAGTCCTATTTCATTTATATTTAGGTCGTGTGCAGAATCACAATAAAATTCTAAATGCTTTTGGTTTTCAATTATAACAGGAACTTTGTGATTGTCTAGTGAATTTATAAATTCTGCAATTTGCTTTAATGTAAATTTCATATCATAACTACAATTAACTTCTTTTGGAGTATTATTATTTTTTATAAAATAATCAACTAAAGAAATTAGATCTTTCATATAATAAAAATCCATAATTTTATTACTATGAATAATAATTGGTTCATTATTAATATATCTTATAAGATTTGCTTTTATAAATCTTGTAGATAATTCATTTTCATCAAACACACCAAATATACGAAGATTATAAAAATTTTTAGTATCGTAAATAGATTCTGCTATTATTTTTTTACTTTTACCATAAGGTGATTGTGATGCAAATAATTCTGCACCAGACCCAAATGTAATAAATTTATTAAAATGATCTTTTTGATCATACAAATTTTTGTACATTTTTATATTGTTTTCCAGAACAGTATGTTCGTCAGTTTTTAATCTACTCCCACCACATACTGCTGTATGAATAACAATATCAAAAAATTTATCTTTAAACCATAAATTTGTTGAAATATCATCGCACAGATCAAAATCTGTGCGGGTTATAGTTGTTATATTATAATTTAAATTTTCTTTTAAACTTTTAGCAATATAACCATTGCCACCAGTTAATAAAATATTTATTTTATCCATTGAATATTTTTTAATTCTCCAGGAATAAATTTACCATCTGGTCCTAGTTTTGCCATAACTTTTGGTTCATGACATTCTTCTGGATCAGTAAACACTTCACAAATACAAGGACCATCTTGCTGTAAAAAAGTGTTTAATGTCGGTTGAATATCTTTATTAGTTTTTATGCTAAAATATGGAATATCATATGCTTTAATTATTTTTTCAAACAATGGAAATGTAACTCCACTACTTTTTTCCGAGGCAACATATTTTTTATTAAAGAATGTATTTTGTGTTATCTTGATTGAAAGATAACCATCATTATTTAAAAGAATAAGTTTAATTGGTAAATTATAATGTTTCATTGTTTGAAGTTCTTGTATATTCAAATGAAGACTACCATCACCTTCAATACAAATGATTTTATGATGAATTGAACCACCTAATGCTGCTGGAAGTCCATATCCCATTGGAGCACATCCAGTATTAGTTATCAATCTCTGATCTCCTGATAAATCAAGAACTTGCATAGTAACAACATTCGCTGATCCATCACTTGTTATTACATGATGATCTTTAGGCAAAACTTTAGATAATTCTTCTATAAATGCATAATGACTGACATAATCAACATTATCTCTATGTCTCTGTAAAACTTTTGGAGCAGTGTTAATTTTATCACATTCATCCAACCAAATTGGATCAGTTAAAGGTAAATTATGTTTGAGTAAAGACTCTATAAACTTTTTAGCATCCGCATGTATTATGGTATCTGGGTGTAATGTTGGTTTTGTTAATTCATTTTTATCTATATCAACATATACTTTATATGCTTGTTTAGCAAAACTCTCAAAATTATATCCAGTTTGTCTTACATATAATCTAGTTCCAATTGTTAAAAGAAAATCACATTCATTTAAAAGAGTATTTGCACAAATTTGTGCATGTGTTCCAAATCTACCATAATAATACCTATAATCTGAGTTTACAATATCATTCCCATTGATAGCAGTTATTGTTGGAATATTTGTTTTATTAAGAACCGAACGAATTAAATCAACTCCACCACTTAATCTTACACCATTACCCAATATCAACAGTGGTTTTTTAGCACTAGACCATTTTTTAATTATTAAATCAACGAGAGTTTCATCTGGAGTATATGCTGGAACTTCTTCATTATATCCAATAAGATTATCTGGATTTATATCCATAGACTGGACATTTAATGGAATATCTATCCATACTGGTCCTGGTCTACCAGTTGTTGCCAATTTACATGCTTTTTCTAAATGATATTTTATTTCATTTCCATCATTTACTTGAATTGCATATTTTGTCATATTTTTTACAGATTCTACAATATTAAATTCTTGATCACCAAGTTGTCTTAGTGGCAAATTTGTATAGTTTGTAGTCATTTCTTTATTGACTTGACCACTAATAACAATAACAGGAATAGAATCTAACCAACTACAAAGAGTTCCAGTTATAGTATTTGTTCCACCAGGACCACTTGTAACTATACATGCTCCAAGTTTATTATTTATTCTAGCATAACCTTCAGCAGCAATTGCTGCTGCTTGTTCATGATGAGTTGCAATATATTTAACATTTTCAGTGCTACCTAAAGAATCTATTAAGAATATGCATCCACCACCAGATACAGTAAAAATAGTATCAACATTATATTGATCTCTTAAAAATTGAATTACATAATCAGATAATCTCATGTATTTTCCTTATAATATTTTTCAGTGTATCATACTCCTCTATGTTTCGTAAAAATGGTTTATTATCTATTAATACCATTGTCAATTTACCTGTACTTTTCTTATCAGATTTTACTGTTTCAATCAATTTATCAAATTCAAACCATTCTTGTTCAAAATAAATATCACTATTCTTTAGAAGATTAAGTCCTTCTTCTAAAATTTTTTCAAAATTATTTACAGTATATCCTAATTCTCTTGATAAAGAAACAGCAATTATAGATCCAATTATAACGGCAATTCCATGTGGAATTTTATATGAAGATGTTGTTTCTAATGCATGTCCAAATGTATGTCCAAAATTTAAATATTTACGCTCTCCCGTGTCAAATTCATCTCTTGATAAAATATCAATTTTAAATTTTAATCCATCATAAATCATTTGTGTTAAATCTGATTTTAAATTAAAATTTTTTATATTATTTTGTAAAATATAAAATTTATAAATTTCACCAAATCCACTAATCAAATCTAATTTTGAAAGCGTATTGGTAAATTTAGAATAAATTATAATTTTAGTAGGTGGATAAAAAGTTCCCAATATATTTTTTTTATTTTTAAAGTTAAGAGATGTTTTTCCACCAACGCAACTGTCTGCCTGTGATAACAATGTTGTTGGAATAAAAATATAATCAATACCTCTACAATAAGTAGAGGCACAAAAACCAACCAAATCCTGTAATATACCACCACCAATAATAATTAATTTAGTATTAATATTTGCTTTTCGATCAACAAGAGATGAATATATTAAATGAGTTCCTTCCAAACTTTTTTGATTTTCATTACAATCAATAGATACAATATTTGGCAAATTCAATTCAGGATATAATTTAACAACATTAGTATCAATAAATGTTATAGTATTTGTAGTAAAAATAAGATTAATTATTTGATTTATATCAGAAATAAAATCAATTGAATAATTTTTAATTTTAGACTGAACATTTAATGTGCTGTGCATGTATATCCTCCATCAATTATAATGTTTTGTCCACTCATAAAATTATTCTCAACAGAAATATAGTAAACAAAATTTGCTATTTCTTCTGGTAATCCCAATCTTCCAACTGGTATAGTCTTGACTATATTATTAATATCATCTTTGCTATTGTTTTGATATGTCAGATCTGTGCCAATAAATCCTGGAGATATCGTATTTGTTAAAATGTTTTTATGTGCAAATTCAGCAGTTAGTGATTTGGTCAATGAATGTAGTGCATGTTTACTTGCACTATATGCTGCTCTTTTTTGCTTTGCTAGGTCAATCCATATACTTCCAATATTAACTATCCTACCATAGTTTTGTTCTATCATATATGGTAGACATTGTTGTATTATCTCAAATGGAGAAAAATAATTAACTCTCATTACTTCTTCATCTGAAATATTAATTATATCTTGAAGAGGATTAATTCCTGCATTATTTACAATAATATCATATTTTGGATTATTTAAATATATTTTATTAGAAAGATTTAGTTCTTTTCGAGTTGGATACCAAATATCATGTCCATGTTTGATAAATTTTTCAACTATAGATTTACCAATACCTCTAGATCCACCAGTTACTAATATTTTCATATTATTTCATCTTATATAATATTTACAAAATATACATACTACTATTATTCATCCATCTATAGATTGATTAATTCGATCCTGAATCATTTGAATTCTTTTTATATCTTGATTTGCAAGAGAAGTATAATATTCGTGCTTACACTGTAACCATTCATATTCGAACATTTGCCCCTTAGATAATGCTCTTGGTAAATTCTTAAGAGCAATCGATGGATCGTAGATTGCATATCTTGTTTCAAATTTATCAAGCAATCCTTCAGAATGAATTTTTTTAAGAAATTGTAATGAATCAACAGAAACTGCACCACCTAGACATAACTTAAGACCCTTTTCTTTAACTTTAATAAACACATTACGAACTATAGAATATACTTCATCACTATTCACATAATTTCTATTTTTGCCCATTGATGAAACTAAATCGACTCTTCCAACAGTCACACCATATAGATCATTTGCTTCTGGTAAATCCAACATTTTTTGAACATTACCAACAGCAGTTATTGTTTCTACGTTGATATTTAATTGAATTGATGAAAGAGAGTCACTGGGAATATAGGTTTTTGCAGATTGAATGAATTTTTTAAGACCAAATTCTGATTCAACCATTGGTGCAACTAATCCTTTTACACCAATAATTAAAGAATCTTTGATATCTCTAATTGCTTCTGGTCCACCGATTTTTAATGTTAATTTTGTTTTTGATTGATTGCATATTTCTTTAAGACGAATTGTTTCGTTGAACAATGCACCTTCGTCCTCAAAAGAAGTTTTAATTCCAATCAATCCTTCATTTTCAATCAGATCCGTAAGTAACTTTACACATTTAAATTCTCTTGTATTCATATAATCACCATATAAATTTATTTTTGTAGTAATCTACAATATTAACCATCTCAGTATCAAACACTTTAATAGGATTCCAACCTATTGATTTTAATTTAGAATCATCCAACGCATATCTTACATCTTGTCCTTGTCTATTGCAAGAAAAATCAATATATGAATCAATATTTTTTTCATATATTCCATAAATTTTTAAAATTTTACAAACTGTTTCTAAATTAGATTGTTCATAACCACCACAAATATTGTATATTTCATTTTTGATTTCTTTATCTATAATAGTTAAAGTTGCCATTGCTGTATCTTCTGCATGTAACCAATTTCGTATTGGAGTTCCTTTGTTGTGAAGTGGAATCTTTCGTCCTAAATTTAAATATTTGCATGTCTTTGGAATTAATTTTTCTACGTATTGTCCAATTCCATAATTATTTGTTGGTCTTACAATAACATATGGTATTCCATAAGTTCTTGCCCATGCCATTATTAACATATCTGCTGCTGCTTTTGTTGCAGAATATGGATTTGATGGTTTAAGTATATCAGATTCAGTATGTGCCCCTTCTGTAATATCCCCATATACTTCATCTGTACTGAAATGCAATAAAGTTGGCATCTTTCCAGTTTCTTGTCTATAATTGCGTATTAGTTCTAAAATATTATGTACACCATTAATATTTGACTTAATAAAATCATCGCTATTTGTAATAGAATTGCCAACATGTGTTTCTGCTGCGGTATTAATTATATAATCACAATCATATAAAAATTTAAGATCATTTATATCACAATGTACAAACGAAAAGTTATCATATTGTTTGAATTCATTCAATAAATCTTTATTTGCAGCATATGTCATTTTATCCACACCCTTGACATACCAACCTCGTTGTAAGCAAAGACGAGTAATATATGATCCAATGAATCCAAGACATCCTGTAATGTACACTATTTTTTTCATATTAAACTTTTACCATTTCTAATAACCTACATTTTTCTTGAAATTGATGATAAAATCCGTCATGATCGCATGTGTTTTTTGGATCTCCTCTACCATGAAATCCAAAACAATTATCTAAATTATATTCACATTCTGGTATTTTAGATTCTAATGAAAATTTCATTGCAACTTCTACAGGAGCATATCTACATCCATAATATGTAAAATAATCATAATATTGATTAGTTAATTCTCCATCTTCATGTCCACCCAAATATTTAATATTTTTACATAAATCTAAAAATTTTTTACTTCTTAGACAAAAACCACCATTTCCAACTCTATTTCGTTGTCCATAATTTTTCCAAGGTGCTCCAATATAATCATAATTAAAAAAATTATCATCCCACAAATGAGGATTTATTATAAATCCATCATCATGAATTCCAAGATAAAAATCAGTTTGTATTAAATCTGGAAGTTGTTGATATGCAAATATGGATGAATCATTGTGTGTTTTTCCCATAGTTTCTATAAATTTAATATTTTTTGGAAGATTATCTGGTTTAACATTACTAACCAAAATCATTTCTGCGAAATCTATATCTTTAGAACTATACAATAGTGCTTTAACACTTTGAATTGGATTTATACAATTATATGATACTATAGTAATATTTTTAAGTTGTTTTTTCATAATATTTTTTTCCATTATTCATGAATATTCATTCCCCAATCATTTAAATTTGGAATATTATATTTTTTTATATTTTCTTTTATAAATTTATATTTAAAACTATTTTTAATATCATGTAATTTATATACATCTTCTCTAATTTTTAAAGAAAAATCAATTTTTGCAATTTTCCATTCAAAGTTATTAACAGAATTATCATATTCTATTGGTGAAATTATATTTGCATTAAACTTAATTTTATTTACTTGATCTACAATTTTCCAAAAATATTGTTTTACTGCTACAGTTTCTTTATCTAACCATTGTAAATGTGCTATAAAAATTGCATTTGGATTTATGCTTGCAGTTTTTCCTGGATTCGGTAGATGTTCAGAATGCATATGAGCATTTTTAAATTTACAATCCTTTCTATATGATGCAATTCTATCTTTAAAATTCATGCCCCAAGGACCATCTACACGAATTTCATTTTTTCCTGTATATTGAATCCATTGTGCAAAAAATAAAGTATCTATATTTGTATTTAAAATTTCTTCTAATTGTTCTTTAGATATTGTTCCATCTAGATATTCATCAGCATCTAAACATATTATATTTCCACTATACTTCAATGCTTCATCTAAAAGTTTTTGTCTAACATTAGATTCGATGATCAAATTTTTTTCAGTATGATTTGCCCGTAATACTTCGAATATATTATACTTTTCTTTATTTTCTAATAAAAATTCATAGGTTCCATCGTCAGAATCGTCATCCATGAAAACAAATCCATCTGCGTATTTTTTCCATACTGGCATCATCTCTCTTAAAAGATGAATTTCATTTTTTATCATCGTAATCTGTACAATCATATTTTTAATATTCTTTCTATAATGTTATCACAATATTGTTTTGCTTTTTCAAAATTATTATTTATTTTTTCTAAATTATTATAATAATATTCATTAGTAAATTTAAAATTTACAAGATCTTCAAGTCTTAACCAATATGATGTATCAAAAAAATCTGATATATTTGGACATCCCCAATATACTGGAATAGTTTTAGTAATTAAACAATCAATTAATTTTTCAGAAAGATAATTTACTTCTTCTGTACTTTCAATTGCTACTGAATACATGCTATTAAATAGATGTATTTTATCATCATTTGGCAATGTTGGAACATTTGGTATTATGAAACGTGTTGAACTATAAAATTTTTTAGATACATCAATTTTATCTTTATTTTGAAAAATAATATGTCTTAGATTATAACCAGGTTTTCCCGATAAAGATCCACATACCATAGAAAGACTTAATTCTTTCTTAAGATTTCCTAAATTATCAGTAAATTTTCCAAATGAATCTGGATGATGTTTTGATTTATTTAACCATGTTGTACCATACACCATGAACTTTGCATTTGAACATTTATCTAAAACTTCTGGATTTGATGTTACAATTTTATCATACTTTTTATGATGTTTTATAATATTTTCTACAGATTCAACCCATCTAGAAGTTGTTGGTTCATTTACATGACAAAATATTTTGTATGAATTTTCTTCAGTAAAAGATGGTTCCCCATTAGGAAATTGATTTGTACCAAATCTTGTAAAGTGTATTTCTGTTGCAGAAGATACATGTGGTATTTCTTCTGGAGATATCATGTAATAACCATTTATAATTATAGGTTTCATCTATTCCCCACTAAATTAAATTTGACAACATCTTCGGTCAATCCCATTTCTCTCAATGATTTTTCTTTAGAAGTACCGTCAGCAATTCCCATAGTAATCATTGGTTGCATTCCTTCTGGGATGCCAGTTCCTGGCCATATTGCATAATTGATTGGCAAACATCCCAATTTCAGTTTATCCATAAATTTTGGAAGAACTACACCCATTAAGATCTCATGATCAAAAACTTTTTGACCATTTCCCTTTTCATTTTCTTCACACTGTTCAATCCAATATTTTATGAATTCTTCTACTAATTCATTATATGAAAAATATATTGGAGATGCTTTTGGAAATCTTGGATCTCTTGTCGGATTAATAGATTGATATGCAAATCCTAGATCAACCTTTCCTTCCATTTCATCAAATACACTAAGTTCATTATGAATTAGTGAATCCACATCCATCCAAACAAATGGTTTTTTCTTTTCTTGAAAAATGTCAAGAATAAACTTTGGTTTTGCTAAACAATTTAAACGATATTCTCCTCTTGATGGAAGTTCACGAATATCATGTGGAATATTATTCTCGTTACAATTTATGCGAAAACGACGAGCATGGTCGCTATAATATGTTCGATCATCAATATCACAATAGAATGAAACAATTTCAGTTTTCATTTATTTGTTTATACAGCATATCATCTGCTGAGAGCAGATTCTGTACCCTTTCAAAGTTATCACTAACCGCATCTAGTTTACTATTGTACAATTCTTCAGTTAAACTGTCAATATCAAAATCAGGAGTAAGTTCAATTATTCCTTCATGATTGAAGTAATTACCAATATCAGGAGTACCCCAATAGACTGGAATAGTTCCAGTAGCAAATGCGTCTGTTAGTTTTTCAGTATAGTAAGTTTCATACTTATCATTCTCAATAATTAAAGAGAATCTATAATCGTTGAGTGCTTCTTCTTTTCCTTCGAATGGTTTACTACCAAGACGTTTTGATCCAGCAACTCCACCAAAAAGATCAATCTTATCTTTAAACTTATCAGCAAAGTGATGGCGAAGAGCGTGACCAAATGCATACTTTTTTGGAGATCCAATTAGAGAACAATTTTTTGTTTTATTGTGAACTCCAACATCACGAACCCAAGGAAGATTGCTGCCAGCAAATGCAAATTTAATATTTGGATACTTCCCTACTATTGATCTTTCAGTTGTATATACAACATCATATGCATTTGATATATCCAGTAAATGCTTTTCCCATAGATCTCTAGGAATAGCAGACATATGAAAAATTGCACGGGACTCACATACCCATGCAATCTTTCTCTCCCCTGGTTTTTTATCTACATTCATTCCAAAAGCAATACCAGCATCAATATAAACTTTGGTATCACAATCTTCTCTGGTCCATTCAAATAATTTTGTTTTTAAATTTGAGCAAGAAGAATGTTCAAGTAGAAATGGAGCACCAATTGCTTGCATTTTATTCATGATATAAATCTCCACCCATATCTATATCACTTTCCGATGTGGTACTTTGGAATCAATTGCCAATCTTTCTTTTCTTTGTGTGGAATAATTTTTAGTCTTGCTAATGAGAGTTGTGGTTCAGCAAACTTGGCAGAATCAACTGCATTCACCAGACCCCAATCTACTAAAAGTTTAACTATTGTATTTCTTCTCCCAAGATCGTCTACTGACATATCACTTTCTAGACCATCTAGTATAAACATTTCTTTAAAATGCATTATAGCATATCTTCCACGCTTGTGTAAAATATGACAAGATTGGTATAATCTTTTGTCTTGTTTTGAAGAAACTCCAATTCTAGTTAAAGTTTCTTTGACTTTAAGAAAGTCTTCTTCTGTCTTTAATTGTACTTCTACACCCAATCCCTCAAAAATATCTTCCATAATATGCTCCATATTATAGAAAATATTTATTATTTTAGCGTTTTTGACCACCTTTGTTGGTCATTTCCTTGATCTTATCCATAGGCAATAGTGTTTCTACCTCCATCGCTCTCTTTGTAGAGTATCCGAAAACCTCTTTAATATATTCTATATTGCTATTTTCTTCAGGTTTTACCCATTTTGAGAACCGTTTTCGTTTAGAAACCGAATGTAAAAGATAGTCATATTGCATTTTCTTATCCAAAAATGGCATATGATTCATTCGATTTGCATGAAAAATAGTGTCTGGAAAATAAGAAAAACATTTATTAACCACAAATGGAAGGTATTCCTTTTCCAGTTTTGAATCTTCAGAAATTAAATTCTTTTTGGTCTGATTGATGGAATTTAAGAATTCGGATAGCATATTATTTAAAAGCACAAGACATCATGATCTGAACTAGGCAAGCGACTAGATTGATCTCCTGATCTGCTACAAATGCGCTACGATACTGCGCTTCTCCTAAGATTATAATTGCCTCTGGGATACTCTGATTCTCCAGAACGTCCCCTAATGAGTCGTAGATTTTCCTATAGACTTCCTGTGGCGAAGTCTCTGCATTGAGTGCTGCCCACCTACGAACCCCTGCGAAGTCTTTATTACGAAGAGAACCGACCAGATTCTTAATTTCAGAATCAGCAATAGAAGTCAGAATACCAACATCAATTGATCCAGAGACACTGTATCTTTGAAGTTCATTCAAAATACGACGCATATCTGGGAAATGCTTCATGATAAGTTGTCCTAGAACCTTCTTATCATGCTTGACACCTTCCTGGTTTAGAATGAAAGAGCATCGCTCCATCATCTTCGCAGCGATTTGTGGTTTTTCAGATGGAGTAAGCACAAAGTCAATGCAAGTGCATCGTGAATGAATAGGTTCAATAATCCGCGACTTATAATTACAAGTTAGAATAAATCTACAATTATTTGCAAATTCTTCGATTGCTCCTCTTAGAGCGGGTTGAATGCTATTTGCATTTGAGTAATCAAACTCATCAAGAATAACAACCTTCTTGACATCACCACTTAATGAGACTGTGCTTGCAAACTGGCGAATCTTTGTTCGAAGAGTATCAATATTTCCCTCTTCCGAGCAATTGATCAGAATCCAATCACAATCCATCTCATTACAGAGTGCCTTTGCAACTGTAGTTTTACCGACTCCTGCTGTTCCCGAAAACAGTAGGTTTTGTGGTTCCCCCTTAGCAACCATGTCGCTAAAGGTTGATTTTAGCGACACGGGGAGAACACACTCTTCAATTGTTTTTGGTCGATATTTTTCGACCCATAGAAAATTTTCTGGTTTCATATTATCCATCATAACGTGAAGTGTTTGCTTCCATAGCAAACCAATACTTGAGAGGAATGTTTTTATTCACGAATTCACCTACAATATTATTGGCAAAATTGATCTTATAATCTCCTTGTAGGATTTTAATATTTTCCATCTTAAAATGGAACATAAATTCTGGAACTGGAGATTCTGAATTTGCTAAAGTAATCTTGTAACTATTAGATGTTGGATCTGAGATATCCGATACCATCACAATGATGTTATCATCATCAGAAGTAAAGATAAGATCTGGGAGTTGCATTACTGAGGATGCCTTCTGTAGTTCTAGAAAGTTCTTCTCTGTCAATTCAATTGACAGATCAACTGGAGGCATGTTTACATCCTTTGTTGGAACAGAAAGAAGTCTCGGTTCTGAATAATAATAATTCACAACTGAGTCTCCACCATTCTTGATCTTTACACTCTTTTCTCCAAATGTAAAATTTGGATTATTGAAAAGACTTACAACACCAAGAAACTTGTTAAGATCCCAGATACCAAACTCAGTATCAAAGGTTTCTTCTACAGAAGCAACTGCCATACCATTTTTAGAAGGTGTAATCGTTTTGATTACATTTCCTGGTTTGACTAGGAGGTTAGAGTTGAGGGTTGCAAAATTTTTAAGAATTGAAAATGTATTTTTTGAAAGATTCACGGTAGTCATAGTATTATCTCATCATTTCATCATCATCAAAGTCATCATCATTTAGTCCACCAGTAACATAATCTCGTAAATTTTGCTTAAGTCGATTTCGTTCTGAATTCTTCTCTTTCTTTGCTACAGACTTCAACTTAAACTTAGGAACTTGATTATTCTTTTGATCACGATTCTTAAAGTTATCATTATTTTCGCGTGTCATATGTTGTCCATTATAGCATCATTAATTTAAAACTCAACCCAAATCTGGTCATTTTCTTGTTGTATGAGTGTGTAAACAATCCCATCACTTGGTTTATACCAACGATCTCCTGCATTTAGAGGATTATCATCAGGTGAAGATTCCGATATATAAAAAGATTGATTTTCGCTAATCTCTTTCCAAACACTTTCTCCAATTGGAGTGGTTGGAATCTTAAAAGAATTTGGAGATATTGCAACGTAAGTTTTACCATTATATTCAACTGAATCACCGATCTTATATAGATTTGGTTTTCCGTCAGGATCGTATTGTTTATACTTTCCTCTAAAATTAATGTTATCTGACTTATTCATTTAGTTATTTATCATCTTGCTAAAATTATTCTTCTTTTCGAATGTTATTACGTTTGAAAACTTATCCATTAATTGATCTGCTTTATGACTAATAACATATACATTGCAATTCTGACTTACTGTCTTTAACAGTTTCATAAGTTCATCCATACCAACGCTGTCGAGAGATGAATCAAATACTTCATCTAGAATTAGAAGATTGCAATGGACACTATTTTTCATTTTTGCAATTTCTCTCCAAGAAAGAAGTAGTGCAAGATCGATACGCATCTTTTCACCTTCACTAAAATTCATGTAACTAAATTCATCTCTGTGTCTGGATTTGATGTGTTCATTGAATTCTTCGTCTAGGTGGAATTGTACAAAGAAGTCCATAGAAGTCAAGAATTTATTAATAAATTTATTCATGTGGGGCAAATAATACTTAATAATTTTTGCCTTGACTCCACCATCCTTTAAAAGATCACTTGCAAGTTCATGATACATGAGATCGTCTGAAAATTGTTGCTTTTCCTCATCTAAAAGAGAAAGATTTGATCTATAAATTTTCAACTGCTCAGATTGATTCTGAATCTCATCAGTTAGTGATGTTTTTTGTAGGGAAGATTCTATACGTTTAATTTCATTCTTAAATGCTTCGATATCTCTATTTAATTGCTTTACATGGTCAAATATTTTTTGTGCTTCTTTCAGACCTTCCTCTAAACTTTCAATATTGAATTCAATATCTTTTATAGATTTATTTCCTAAATCTATCTTATGCTGAATTTCTGATATTTCTAAATTATTTGAAAGAATTTTATTTTTCTTTACCGCATCGTCAATATTCTGAGAACATGTTGGACATGTTTTATTTTCTTGAAAGAATTTTATTTCTTTTTCAAATTTCTTAAGTTCTGCCTCTATTTCTCCAATTGCTTTCGTAATACTTAATATCTTATTTTTATTTTTCTTCGTTATTTCCAAGTTGAAGTTTATATCTTCTTCTGGATCTGACGAAATATTACACATTATCCAAGATTCTTTTTCTTCTATATTTTTCTTAAGTTCTTCAATTCTGTCTAGTTTTTCTTGATTATCTTCTTTGTTTTTCTTTTGGAGTGTATTAATTAAGTTTTCTTGTGAAGAAATCTTTGCTTTTTCGATTTCAATCTTAGAAGCATAATTTCTTAAAGTTTCCTTTAATGAGAGAATCTTACCTTTTAGTACAACATTCATGGTGCTAAAGATATTGATATCAAGAATATTTTCAATTACATTTCTACGATCAGAAGCACTTAATTGCATAAATGGGACAAACGCAGAACTACCAAGAATCACTACCTGAGTGAATGTCTTGTAATTCATCTTTAGAATTTGTTGTTCTAGAAGTTCTTGATAATCAAGACTTTTTGCATCCTGATTCAGAAGATCACCATTCTTATAGATTTCAAACAGTCTTGGTCCTAGACCACGACGAACAATATAAGTATCCGATCCACGTTCAAATTCAATCTCAACTAAGCAACCTTTTTCATTCACAGTATTCACTAACTGTGGAATATTGATCTTTCTGAATGGTTTTCCAAATAATGCAAATGTGATTGAATCTAAAAATGCAAATGATTTTCCAGAACCATTATTGCCGCATATTAGTGTTGAATTATTTTTATCCAAGACTATTTCTGTCATATTGTTTCCAAACGATCCAAAATTTTTAAATTTTATCTTCTTAAAAATTATCATACTTTTAGACTTTCCATATAAAGATCACTAATCAATGTCTTTAATTTTACCTTATCAAAGTCACGTTCTATTGCATCAATTTCTCTTCCAATGATACTCATTGTATCATCACTCTCCTCAAACTGAACATCTGAGTTTATCTCTAGAGAATCCTCTAATACGGAAAGATTTTGAATGCCTTTTTCCCATAGAGCATCTATAAACTTATCAAAAATTACTTGTTTATCTTTTACTCTTACGTTTACTTTTACAAAAGTTCCTTTTAATTTTTTCTCACTTATAAACTTTGCAATCTTTTTGATCTCTTCTTCGGAAGAATCATCATATGTAAACAGATGAAAAATTTCATTATCATTCTCTATAAATTCTAAAGTATTGGATTCAGTATCAAATACATGGAATCCCTTTTTAGAATATACATCTGCAAAGTTCATCTGATATGCAGTTCCAAGATAATGAATATTTCCCATACTCTGCTTGATATGAAAGTGACCAGAAAGTACTCGTTCGAAACGATTAAATTCTGACACCTTAAACCCTGTTGTATGATATACTCCATTAATCACTTGAAACCCTACAATTTCAAAGTGACCACCAATCATTTTACATTTAGTAGTCTGAATAAATTTTTGAATTTCCTCTTCATTTTCTTTTGTTATCCAAGGAACAATACCAAAATTATATCCATTTAAATATATTACTGATGGTTTTTCATAGATTGAAACATTTAAATATCGATCCTCAAGAATCTCTTTGATTGAATTTAAATTATTTGTATTCTTATAATAAGTGTCATGATTTCCAATAGTGATATGTAAGTGTATTCCTTCATCGTGAAGTCGTTGAAAGAATTTATCACGCACTGTAGAAAGTGTATTGAAATTAATATATTTTCTACGGTCAAATAAATCACCAAGATGAATGACGGTTCGAATATTATTTTCCTTTAAATAAGGAAAAAATTGTTCTTCAAAAAATGCAATAGCATTCTCCAAAAAGAAAGGAGAGTCATTTCGAACTCCAAAATGGGTATCACATATAAATGCTACTTTCATTTCTTCTTTCTCCTTTTTCTTTTCTTCTTCTGTGGTGGTTCCAATTTTTCAATATCAGTTTCAGTTAAAGAAAAATTCTTTTGTAGGAAATCCGAATATGAAGAATAATCTGGTTGACCTTTTAACCAGTCAACCAGTTTACCATCAATATCATTCATTTGTAATGATTTGTATTTAATATATGCTTGTTTCTTTTCTTTTTCAATTCTACGCAAAAATGCATAGTAAATAATTTGTGTAAAATATGAAAAAGGATTTGATGACTTTGTTGGATCAAAGTTATGAGCATACAGTAAACAATTCTCGACACCATCGCCTACCATATCTTCTCGAAATGGATAATTTATAAAATTTGGACGGTGGGATAAATGTTCTGCAATCTTTAGAAAAGATTCTGCAATATAATCTGTAACTGGTGGGCGTGGATCACCACATGCTTCTGCTGAGTCCACTTTCTTTTTCCATTCCATCATAGATTTACAGAAAAATTCATTATCTATGTAATGTTTAAAATTTTTAGTTGGTTTTTCTTTCATAGCAATTAGTATATCACATTTTTAGTAAAAAGCAACTACTAACATTTTTTTGAAATAAAATAAGTTAACTCTTGACAAGATTCTGAAGATGAGTGTATAATTTCTGTGTGGGAATGAGAAGAAAGATTCTATTATGAAGATGATGATTAGTTATAATCATCAGATTTAGGATCTGGATTCCAATCTGAATAACGATTTCCAAAATCTTTACGATCCTTTTCATCACCAGTGAAACGATTTCTTTTCTTAGTTTCATTGATCATTTTAAGTAGATCCTTTGGGTTTAAAATTCCAGCAGTAACAAGATTCATAATAGTCTCTCCTGGAATCATCATTGATATATAAATACCACTTCTTTCACTTTCATCTTCTTCCATTTCTGGTGAAAGATTTTGTTTTCTTCTTTTTGATTTTCTTTTTCGTTTCTTTTGAGATTGTTCTGCTTCAAAAGGATCATCTAAATCTAAGTCTGGAGCAAGCGGTGTATCGACAATTTGTTCTGCAACATCGTCTAGAATTGCACCTAAAAAGTCTTGAAACAAATCTGCTGCTTCTTTATCTTCAATTGATTGTTTGTTTACAATATCTTTAGTATTTACTATTTTTTGAACATCTTCAGTTTTTAGATGTATATTGTATAACTTTAAAGAATCTTCATTTGCATCATATAAATTTACGATATGATTTTTTGGAAGTGTTGTGGTTTTTGTTGTTGTATTGCCCAACCAATCCTTTAAAACTGTCATATCATATGCACCACCCATTGGTGCTGAAATCAGATTTGTTTTAAACAACATTGGATTCTGAATACTATAAGAAGTTTTCTTTTCTTCAAGAATTTCAGAAATAATTTCTTCGCCACTTCTTAGACGGAAAATTTTAATATTCATTTATTCTCCTAAATTTATTCTGGTCTTCTTGAACTTGA